CCAGCCATATCGACCGACCCAGCGGACTTTGCAGAGACGATATGGTTAGTGCTGCAACACGGAGATAATCTCATGGCGAGCACAACTTTTTCTGGTCCAGTCACTTCTACGGCTGGTTTTGTAGGCGCTGTAACTGGTGACGTAACCGGCGATGTAGCTGGCAACGTAGACGCCACTTCCCTTCAGATCCCTGTATACGCAGCTACTGCTTTGGCAGACATTGGTGACGCAGTTAATACTGCTGCCACTAAGGTTGCAGGCACTGTTGTTTTCGACTCTACCAACAGCAAAATCAAGGTTGCTACTGGCGCAGACGACGATAGCACTTGGGTTGACGCTGACGGCACCAACGCTGTAACTCCGAGCTAATAGGGGCCGAACATGAGTATTAACTCTGACGGCAAAGCGACAACGCTTACCACGACTGGTGGCGCTGTATTCGGCGGTCCGGCTCGGGTTCTAGGCATTCACTTTGTATCCAGTGCAACGGCTGGCAGCATCACCATCAAGGATGGCGGTGCTAGTGGCGTTACTGTAGCTACTTTTGCTACGCCAGCTGCTGTAGGTACTGGCTACATTGACTTGGCCGGTTCCCCGCTCCGTTGCGCAACTAGCGCGTATGCCGCACTGGCTGACGTGACTTCTGTCACTGTGATCTACGCGTAAGGAGAACAATATGCCGACTCCAACTACCGCAGATGTGCTCAAGCAATACCGTGATGAGCTGGCAAATATGGAAGCCGCTGGGAAGAAAGACACTTCCCGCTACAGCGATTACCAGCAGCGCATTAACGAGCTTGAACTTGAACAGTACCAAGAAAACAAGGCCCGAGATGCGGCTGCTAAGCAAGGCAAAAAGGCAGGTGGCAAAGTGATGAGATCCGACATGGAAAAGCAGACTAAGTACCGCAAGGGCGGCATGTGCAAATCCAAGAAGGGCTACGCTAAGGGCGGTATGGCTCGTGGCTGTGGCGCTGCTGTTCGTGGCACTAAGAAGGCGAAGATTCGTTAAATGGCTACCAGCGGAAGCAGCGATTTTAAGCTCGACGTCGCCGAACTGATTGAAGAGGCGTACGAGCTTATCGGCCTAGAAATGCGCACCGGCTACGATGCGCGTAAGGCTCGCCGCAGCTTGAATGTGATGTTCCAAGACTGGACTAACCGTGGGGTAAACCTGTGGAAAGTCGCTCAGGTCAACCAGACCATGACATCAGGCACCGCTAACTACGCCATGAACGCGTATGACTTGGACGTACTGGAAGCTGTAGTACGTCGTAACGGCATTGACTACACCCTCGATCGCATCACGCGTGAGGACTACCTCAACCTGCCGAACAAGGCCCAGACTGGTCGGCCAACACAGATTTATGTCGAGCGCACGACGACCCCGCAGTTCTATGTATGGCCGACCCCCGACAACAGCACTGACGTGGTAATCACGCAGCGCGTACAGCGTATTGAAGACGCCGACACCTTGACCAACGATTTGGATGTGCCAAGTCGTTTTATACCGTGCATGGTGTCAGGGTTGGCGTATTACTTGGCGCTGAAGATGGCTCCTGAGCGTGCTCAGGGCATGAAGGTGATTTACGAAGAGGACTTCGCTCGCGCTGCGAACGAGGACACCGAGCGTGGCTCGCTACGGATTCGCCCGGATTACCGGGCTTACGGGTTCTGACGATGGCCTTTGCATCCGGCAAATTCGCGATTGCGATCTGCGACCGGTGCGGGTTCCAAGTGAAGTACTCCGCTATGCGAGAAGAATGGAATGGCTCACGCGTCTGCCCTGAATGTTTTGAAACTAAGCATCCTCAGCTTGAGCCTCCTTTCGCTCGCGCTGATGCTGAGGCTCTACGCGACGCTCGCCCTGATGTGGCAGAGACTGCGCCGGACCTGACTGATTACAACGACTTTGTGGATAACTTACCCTAATGGCTGGTTACACCTTAGCAACGCTGAAGCAGGCGATTCAGGACTACACGGATAACACCGAAACTGTGTTCGTCAGCCAGCTGAACAGCTTTATTGAAGCTGCGGAAGAGCGCGTGCTGAAGGAAGCACCGCTTGAGGTGTTCCGTAAAAATGCCAGCGCCTCTTTTGTGAGTGGCAACAAGTACTTGCCGAAGCCGAGTGATTGGCTTTTTTCGTATTCTCTGTCGTTCGTTGATAGCAACGGCGACAAACAGTTTTTGCTGAACAAAGATGTCAACTTTATTCAGGAGTTCTGGCCGGATGCTACCGATACGAGTTCGCCGCGTTATTACGCAGATTTCGACCTACAGAATTTTATTATCGGTCCGACTCCAAATGCTGCGTATGACGTTGAACTCCACTATTTCTACCGTCCGCCTTCACTCACTTCTACGTCAGGATCGGCACAAACGTGGCTTAGCGAAAACGCAGGTCCGGCCCTCCTATATGGTTCCTTGGTGGAAGCGTACACGTTTATGAAGGGCGAGCCGGACATGATCTCTAACTACGAGCAGTTCTTCCAGCGCGCGCTGAGCCGCATCAACGCCTTCGCGCAAGCCGCAGAGGGGCTGGATTTCTACCGTAGGAGCAAGGACTAATGTTCGGCGTACAGGTAGACATGCAACCGTTTGAAGTCAAGGTTGCAACCACGAATAACCGGGGCTTTACCCCCGAGGAGCTTGCTGAGCAGGCTCTGGAAAAAATTGTGTCGGTGTCTGATAACGCCGATCCAATAGTGCGTGAGCAGGCTCACGCGTTTAGAGAGCGTATCCGTTATGTGCTGATTCATTATTTGAAGCAGGCGGCGCGGAGCGACAGGACCACGGTCTGTGCAGCTTTAGACGCGGCGGGCCAATCAAGCCTATCCGAAATGATTAGGAGACTCTGACATGGCTATTTCCCAAGCAATGTGCACCAGCTTCAAGGTTGAACTCCTGAAAGGCGTGCACGACTTTACAAATTCTACTGGCGATACTTTCCGCATCGCTCTGTACACTAGCTCAGCGACTTTGGACGCGACCACTACTGCGTACAGCGCAAGCAACGAAGTGTCTGGTACCGGATACACCGCAGCAGGCGAAGCTCTGACTAACGTGACCCCGACTAGCTCAAGCACGACTGCATACACTGATTTTGCCGATGTCACTTGGTCTTCAGCAACCCTTACCGCTAATGGTGCGTTGATCTACAACGACACCGAAGCTGGTGATCCTGCTGTGTGCGTGCTGGCCTTCGGCGGTGACAAGACTTCAACCAACGGTGACTTTACGATCCAGTTCCCGACGGCTGACGCTTCTAACGCGATTATTCGTATCGCTTAATAGAAGGGTAGGCGGAGTTTAGCCGTGGCTTTTACGTGGGGTGAATTAGAATTTGGTGCTTCCGGTTTTGGTGGCATTCAGACTCAAGTTATTTCTGTTACCGGCGTACAGGCTGCGGCTAACCACGGCACTGTTCAGCAGCGTACTGAAAACACTGTAATAGCTACGGGGGTCGAAGCTACTGGCGCTGTTGGCAGCGTAGTTGTAGCGGCAGCTTCTGATGTGCCTGTAAACGGCGTAGCGTCTCTGACCTACCTTGGAGACGAGGACAATCGGGCAGATGCGCTAGTACTGGCTACTGGCGTTTCGGCGACTGCGGCTACATCTGCTGGTTGGGGCGAGCTGCCATTTGGCGCAGACCCTTATGGCACTAGCGTACTTATTAAGTACGGCCAAACAATCGCCGTTGAATACGGTAGCCTACAACAAGTAGTAGCTACAGTCTCCGTCAATAACGTAGATATAGTAGCAACTGCTAATGTAGCTCTTACTGGCGTTTCGGCGACTGCGGCGCTTGGCGATGAGACTGCAACTGCTGATGCAGTTGTTATCGAGACTGGGTTTGAAGCTACAACTTCGTTGGGTAACGAAACAGTAGTAGCTAAAGCGGTTGTTCTACCGACAGGCGTTTCTACTACAGCAGAACTTGGCGACGAGGCTGTTGTAGCTACTGCGCTGGTTTTACCGACCGGCGTTTCTGCTACAGCGGCCTTGGGCGACGAAACAACTACGGCAGCTGCGGTCGTTATCGAAACCGGGTTTGGGTTGACCGCTTACCTTGGCAACGAGGACTCCACGGCTGGAGCAATAGTGCTACCGATCGGAGTTGTCGGAACAATGGGCGTGACACGTCCTACCGTATGGGGTAATTTAGCCCCATCATACTCAGACATTTGGTCAGAAATAAAAGCCGCTTAATGGAGCGAGATTATGGCTAGTACTTACACTGTAGCGGGCATCGAGCTTATCACTCAGGGTGAACAGGCAGGTGCGTGGGGCGACACCACCAACACCAACTGGGAGTTGATTGAAGAGATGGTGGGCGGCGTTGCCTCCGTAGCGCTCTCAACTACTAGCGAAACGCTTTCCGTAACAGACGGCGCCTCTTCGGACGCTCGCCACGCTGCGGTCGTTTTCACCGGCTCACCGGGCGGTACTTGCACCGTGACCGTAAGCCCGAACGACATGCAGAAGATTTACTTCATCGTCAACAATTCCGATCAGACGGTGTCGATGACGCAGGGTTCTGGCGCTAATGTCAGCATTCCGGCAGGTAGCAAGAAGATCGTATATTGCGACGGTGCAGGTGCAGGCGCGGCAGTTGTTGACCTGACGACCAACCTAGACATCAGCGGCCTTCACCTCGGTGGTACGGAAGTAACCGCCACAGCAACGCAGTTGAACTATGTAGACGCTACGTCTTCAATTCAGACCCAGCTTGATGCGATGGTTGAGAAGGCTGGCGATACCATGACTGGGTTCCTGACCCTGCATGCAGATCCAACTTCAAACCTCCACGCGGCGACCAAGTCCTATGTGGATGAGGTGGCGCAGGGTGTAGCACTGAAACCGGCGGCAGATGCAGCTTCTACTGCGAACATCAGCGGCACGTACAACAACGGCACTGCTGGCGTTGGCGCAACCATGACCTTCGCTGCGGCGGCTTCGTTTACTGTAGACGGCGTTACTTTTGACACGGTAGGCCAAGGCTTGTTGCTGAAAGATCAGACCGCAGCCGCAGAAAACGGTCGCTATTACCTGTCTACCGTCGGAGACGGCGGCACTTCATGGGTCTTCACCCGTTGCATATATTGCGACACCGCAGATGAGATTCCGGGCGGCTACATTTTCGTTCAAGGCGGCACTACCAACGCAGGTACCGGCTGGGTAATGACTGTTGCGGATGCTGAAACTTTCGTAGTCGGTACTGACGCCATCACGGTTATTCAGTTCTCTGGTGCTGGCACATACACCGCAGGCACTGGTCTTGACCTGACTGGAACTGTATTTAGCCACACGGATACCTCCTCGCAGGCGTCTGTAAACAACAGCGGCAATACCTTTATTCAGGACATCACGCTTGATGGCTTCGGCCACGTAACCGCCCTGACCTCGGCTACGGCGGTAATTAACGACGGCACCCTGTCGATGGGCGTGTCTGGTACCGGTCTGTCCGGTAGCGCATCGTTCACTGCGAACGATTCTGACAACGTCACGTTTACCGTAACGTCTAACGCTACAAGCGCGAACACTGTGTCGACTATCGTCGCTCGTGACGCCAGCGGCAATTTCTCCGCAGGCACCATCACCGCGAACCTAACTGGCAACGCTTCTGGTAACGCTGGTACGGCTACTGCGCTTCAAACCGCTCGCACGATCGGTGGTGTTAGCTTCGACGGTACTGCCAACATCAACTTGCCGGGTGTAAACACCGCAGGTAATCAGAGCACCAGCGGCAACGCGGCAACTGCTACGACTGCTACGACTGCTGCGTCATGTACGGGTAACGCCGCTACTGCAACGACTCTGGCAACAGCCCGCACGATCAACGGAGTCAGCTTTAACGGCAGCGCCAACATCACGGTTGAGCCGTATATTTCGAGTGATGATACCGGCGACACCAACTGCCCGATTACTTTTACGGCAGACACTACCGATGGGTTCAAGCGCTTGTACGAAGACAGCGCGTTCTACTTCGACAACACCAACGATATTTGCTACGCAGGTGCGTTCAACGCGACTTCTGACGAAAATCTGAAGAAGGACATCGTTGTAGTTGAAGGCGCGCTAGACAAGCTGTTCCAGCTTCGCGGTGTTGAGTTTAGGTGGAAAGAAACTGACAAACTGGCTGCGGGCGTTATCGCGCAGGATGTGCAGAATGTTCTGCCACAGGCGGTGTTTGACAACGCTAACGGGCACTTATCTGTACAGTACGACCAGCTCCATGCGATTCTTATCGAGGCTGTGAAAGAGCTGACGGTTCGCGTCAAAGAACTGGAAGCCAAGCTCGGCTAAGGAAATACGATGGCAAGTACGTACACAGCTGCTGGTATTGAACTGATCGCGGATGGCGAGCAGTCGACCACGTGGGGCGATACCACCAACACTAACTGGGAGTTGATCGAGGAGATGATCGGAGGGGTCGTTTCGATCTCTTTGCCCTCCACGACCTACACCTTGACCACGACCGACGGCGTTTCCTCGAACGGACGTCATTCGGTAATTGTGTTCACTGGCTCTCCGGGCGGCACCTGTACTGTGACCGTAAGCCCGAACGACATGCAGAAGGTGTATCTGGTTAAGAACGACTCTGACCAGACAGTCACCCTGACGCAGGGTTCAGGTGGCAACGTAAGCGTGTCCGCTAGTAAGACTAAGATCGTGTACTGCGACGGTGCAGGTTCTGGCGCTGCTGTTGTCGATGTCTCCGGCGGGTTTGATTCCACTACCCTTGCGGAACTTGGTGTTACGGCTTCTGCGGCTGAGCTCAACATTATGGACGGCGTCACTTCAACGACCGCCGAGCTGAACATCTTAGACGGCGTTACCGCTACCGCAGCGGAGCTGAACTACAATGACGGGGCTTCTCCCGGCACAGTTGCGGCTAGTAAAACGGTTGTTGCAGACGCAAGCTCAAAAATCCCTCTTGGGTCCACTTGGAAAGTTTACGAATCAGGTGGTTACTTGTATTTTGAGGCTAGTGGAGTCGGCAAAGCTAAGCTAGACTCTTCTGGAAACATGACTATCACTGGCAGCATCACTGCTGGCGGCACGATCTAAGGAGATAAGACATGGCTGTTACCTATTCTGGCGACGCGGCAACTACCAGAACCAACCTCGGTCTTGGCTCTCTGGCTACGGCGTCTACTGTTAGCAACGATAACTGGTCAGGCGCTGATTTGACAGTAGCTAATGGTGGTACCGGATCATCAACCTCGGCTGGTGCAGTTTCAAACCTCGGCTTCACAATAACTGCTGGTAGTGTTGGAACAAATTCTTACGGCGCTAGAACCGTTTCAACCGGGTCTCCAACTGGCGGTGCGGACGGCGACGTCTGGTACAAGTACTAATTAGGACGTAACAATGAAAGCATTAACGGTATCAGAAACTGGCGGTATTCACGTAAACGGATACCCAGCAGCCAGCATCGACGCACTTGGTTTTGAGTACACCTACCTGTACTACGAACCTGAAGGCGACAACATGTTCAAAATCGTTCAGGTCGGAGATGACCTTGTGCGCGTTGACTTGACTGACGCTGAGCAAGCGATCTGCTCCGCATTCTGTGACTCGTACGAGCCAGCTGTTGTTGAACCGGCGGCGTCCGATGAGCCTGTGGAGGCTGAGGTAGCGTTCATTCGCGATGGCGCCGCTGCTGTAGGGTTTAAGAAAAAGAGCGAATTTGTTGACGGAGACATTGAACTAACCGAGCAGCAAGCTTCTTCTTACCCCGGAGATCGTTTTTCTCCGCGTCCTGTTTATGTGTGGTCAGCCTCGCAGGCTAAATTTGTTCCTCAAACGTACGAAGACGCCAGACTGGTTGGCTATTACCGTGACGCTAACATAGGAGACCAGCTTGACGTGATTTGGAAGTACATAGCTGGGCGAGTAGAAGCCGGGGACAGCGTTCCTTCCGAAGTAACCGATATGCTAAGTACTATTGCTTCTGTTAAAGCTAATAACCCAAAGGCGTAATTTTTTGTGCTCGTAATAGAAGTCAATAATGGTTTTTGCCGGAAACCGATTGAGGTAGACGTACTGCCGCGCAGTACAATCACATCAATTTTTGTTGATATTACTAATGTAGATCCTAAGCCAGACGAGTTTTGGGAATACGACTATCGCACTAAACAGTTCACTCCACCTGAAAACCCGCACGATTATGAACTTGCCTCTACTAAGCAACGCATTTGGAATGACGTGCGTAATACTAGGCAGATTTATTTAATGGAGACAGATTGGACGCAGCTTCCCGATTCTCCACTTAGTTGGTTGCACAAGCGCGAGTTTAAGAAGTATCGCCAAGCCATACGCGACATACCGCAGGTGATGAAGGACGTTAATCCGGCGTATATAGAGGTACCTCGCCCGCCAAATCGTTCTCTTAGGCCGTGTGGCGTTTGTGTTATAAAGAAATTTTTTAAGCTACTGTTTAGCCGAGGTTAGTTATGGCATTCACGTACGTAAAGTCAGGCGGTGTTTGGCGAACCCTCACCAACGTATACGCAAAAGTTTCAGGAACTTGGCAAGAGGCCACTACCGTATACGTTAAAAACGCGGGAACGTGGCAACCAGTACACTACGGCTACCCCGGTGCAGGTTCTTCGACGTTTAACAACAACGGCACTTTTACTGTCCCCCTCGGCGTCAACTCGATCAATGTATCGCTCCAAGGCGCTGGCGGCGGTGGAGGCGGCGGCGGCTGGCATTCAGACAACACGACGTCTCGGGGTGGAGGCGGTGGCGGTGGTGGATCTGGAACTGTGTCTGGCAATTATGCAGTTACAGGCGGAGCATCTTACTCAGTAACTAGAGCTAGTGGTGGCGCTGGTGGTAATCGTGGCGTTTACCCTAACTCTGCCGGTGGCGGCGGTGGCGGCGGCGGGTCTTCCGCATTTGGCGCGTTGTTATCGTTATCCGCCGCATCTTCTGGAAACTCTGGCGGTGGAGGTAGCTACGGCAACGGAGGAGCGGGCACCTCTGGTGGCAGTGCCGGAGAGCGGGGGTACTTTGCCAATACCTACGGCAACTTACCGTGCTGTACGTCATGTAATACTGTAGGCGGCAACGGTACGTCTTCAAATCGTGGGGGTAATGGTGGCGCTGGCGGGTATGGAGCTGGCGGGCACTACGGCGGTGGTGGGGCACAGGCATCTGCTTGTCCGGGTGCTCCGGGGAGCGCCGGGCGTGTTGTAATAAACTGGTAGGTTATGGATGAAGCCAACAGCCGAAATAGACGGCTTACCGATTTGGGTGCATGACTCTGTTTTTCCAGCGCACATGCACGACCAAGTGTATTCGTACTGCTTAAACAGCCAGTACGTTCTAGATCAGGTTTCCGACGACAAGGCTGTGTATAGGGCGGCTCGCCCTGTATGTAGGTTAACGCCTGAACAAGCTATTCAGCTCCCTTTACATAGCTTTTACCAAGAAGCAGTTGGCGCGCTTGGGCTCGTGTCTAAGGTAAGTCACGCGTACATAAATCGGTATGACATAGCCACCCCCTGCAATGCCCATGTGGACGGCGTCAATCCTGTTTTGACCCTGTTGTACTACCCAAATGTTGATTGGCACCATGATTGGGGGGGTGAGACTGTCTTTTTTGATTCTGACAAAGACATAGCCTTCTCAGCGGCGTTTAAGCCTAACCGCGCAATACTATTTGATGAGCGGCTTATGCACTCAGCACGAAGCCCTTCTATACTTGCTAAGGCGGCTAGATTCAGCGTAACTTACAAGGGTAAACTGTGAACGATTTTCTTGGCGTCTATGAGGGCGTTTTTTCCCCGGACCTTTGCAGCAGGGCAATCTCTGGTTTTGAACGTGCTATAGACCAAGGCTTCGGGTGGACCAGACAAGAAGCCAACGACATGCCAAAAACCGGTAAGGATGACACTTCGTGGTCTACGAATGAAGCCGGATTAGAGCAGAGCATGAGCATTCTGGGGCTGGAATCGGTGATAGGAACCGCGTTCAATGAAATGTTCTGGGGGGAGTGCTACCCAAAATACGCCGCTGAGTATGCAGTACTTGGCACGTCTGATCCGCACAGCATAGTTTTGAATAAAATTCAAAGGACTAAAGTGGGTCAGGGCTATCATGTCTGGCACTACGAAACTAGCTCTCGGTCGTCGTGCAACCGTCTGCTAACGTACATTGTTTACCTGAACGACGTGGAGGAAGGTGGAGAAACTGAGTTCCTCTACTTACATAAGCGGGTAAAGCCAGTTGCCGGCACTTGCGTCATATTCCCGGCCTCGTTCACTCACACGCATCGTGGCAACCCGCCTCTGTCCAATGACAAATACATTTTAACCGGGTGGGTGGAATTCTAGCTTATGGTTAAAGATTCGTACTGGTTTTGGGATGGGGTTGTAGACAAGAAACTCTGCGATTATTTTTTGTCAAACCTAGATTGGGAGGCGTCTTCCCCAGCTAGTTTTGCCAATAGTACGAGTTTTGTTGCGTACGACATCGGCTCAGTAGATAAAGAAGTGCGCGAGACTGATGTAATTTTTGCTGACGAGCTAAGCCCGGTTACAGCGATGCTACATAATTTTATTCTCTACGCCAACTCAGCTGCTGGCTGGAACTTTTCGATAAATAAATTTCAACCAGCACAGTTAGGCAGATATAAATCTGGTGGGCATTTCACGTGGCACATTGATACGGCTCCACCTGACGCAGATAACACGCAGAGGAAGCTTTCCGCCGTTCTCCTACTTAACGATGGGTCGGAGTACGAAGGTGGTGAACTTGAGCTTGACGTAGGTGGCAATCAGGCACCCATTAAAACTGCTGGTAGTGTAGTTGTATTCCCGTCTTTTGTTAGGCATAGAGTGGCCCCAGTTATTAGCGGTGTACGGTATTCAGCGGTGTGCTGGGCTCTAGGGCCTTCGTTCACATGAAACACCCGGTAGAACAAGTAGGTTGGTTGGTAGTGGGGCTGCTCTTGGGCGGCCTCATTGCTTATTCGACCAACGCACTTGCCGCTGACCCCATCGTTTCTGAGCAGACTGTCACCACCAACGGCACTCAGACAACCACCGTCAAAAGCCCCCCACCGTCCGCTATTGCGCCGCAATTCTCGGCAGGCAATGGCAACGATCTCTGCACCGTAGGTGCATCTGGCGCAGTCCAGACTCAGATTCTCGGCATCTCTGTCGGCAGTACCTTCACCGAGGAGAACTGTATCCGGCTGAAGAACGCCAAGACTCTGTACGACATGGGCATGAAAGTGGCCGCTGTCAGCGTGATGTGCCAAGACCAAAAGGTATTTGACGCGATGATGATGGCTGGTACGCCATGCCCGTATGACGGCAAGATCGGCGAAGAAGCCAAGTTGGCGTGGAAGACCCATACCGACAAAACCCCAGAAGAGGAGAACCTCGATGATGTCGAGCAAAAGCGCCTCAAGGCTCTTGGCATTATTGGCGGCGTATTCGGCAGCCTGCTCTTCTTCTGATCCCATTTATGGCTACACTCCTAATGTTGCTGCTGGGGGTAGTTCTTGGTCTATGTCTGAGTCTGTATTGGGCGTGGCTCCAGTTCAAGGACTCGACATCTCAGGCGTCATCTACCGCTACACCGCAGTCAAAGAGCGGCCAGATGATTTCACCGTCACCATCGCAAATGAAAACCCACTCGGCGGATACACATTCCGAAACACCGACGACTGGTCAGGCAGGTCAGGCGCAACGATTTCCAAAGCGATACCCGTTAATTACTCCCCGATACGGCTCTGGGGCGCAGGCTCCATCGAAACATCCGGGGTGGGAAGCGTAGTGGATCCAAGCGTTGTATATACATACCGTTTCAAAGAGCCTGAACCAGAAATCCCAGCCCAAACCCCTCCGACGATCAATCCCTACAACGCCCTAGAGGACGATGCTGTGCAGCGAGCCACGGCAGAAACTGACCGGGATCTGTATGAGGATGATGAAGTCGAAAAGGACAAGGACGAGGAAGAAGAGAAGGACATGGAAAAGGCTCTAGCGGCTCTCCAGAGCGGTCTGGAGATGGCAAAGGGTCAGGATGGCCTACTTGCTGCGATGAATCCTGTCACAATGACTCAATATTATGCAGCCACCATACCGGGTGGAGCGTATCAGGAAGCCGTAATGTTGGACGGTGGACAGATCAAAGACAACCGCAAGGCTTTCCGCAGTATGGCAAACGACAAATTGCACACCAAGATGGTGGAGGAGCAATACCGATGAAAAAGATTCTATTGGCCTGCTTGATTGCAGGCACAGCACAAGCTGCCGAGATCCAGATTGAAGGTACGGTTCAATCCCGCTGCCTCATCAACACCGATGTGGCTGGTGTCTACGGCAACCCGAATGCCTACACACTGACGACTACGCCTGCCGATGGCGGGGTTCTGCCTGTGGTTCGGTACGATGTTTCTCTGGCAGATGCGTACAAGGCTCGGATCACTTACCCAACAGCGTTTTCTGCCAGTCCAAGCCTGAGCGATATGGTGACTTGGACGGGTTCAGTTGAGGTGCAGGAGGTTTCCGACGTGGCAATGGCGGACTACGACACCGATGCCGTCACTTTCGACCAGACCAAGGAATACGACCTGACTGCGACAGGCACGACATGGTTCAAGGTGGCCTCAACTGCGACCTATGGTGGCGGTGGAAACAAGGCATTTCCCGGTGGCACTTACCGTTCTGTGGTGGTGGCGGAGTGTATCGCGCAGTAATTCTTTTTCTGCTGGCGTTTCCAGTCATGGGGCACGAGATGACCCCGACCTATCCGAAGTTTAAACCGTCCCATGTAGAGGGCGTGTTTAAGGCGGAGCTGGAGATGTTTAACAAGCGGAAGGATGTGGAGTTCTACGAGATCGGCGTGTTTGATGCTGATTGGAAGCCTGTCCAGTTTGTGAGCCGATATAAGGTGATGCGGCTGGATTACCTCAGCCACGTCAGGTTCGACATTTACGTCAGCGCAATGGATGTAACGGTTGCTGAATATGTTTGCTCGGTGTCTAAGCTGAGAGAAAACAGCGACAAAAAGCCCATGATTGCGACCCGAATATGCTCAAAATTCAAGCCATAGCGGTGCTGTTCTGCGGGGTAGCGATGGCGGATTCCTCCTCACTCAACCTGCAACTGCCCAATGCTGGCAGCAGCTACGGCACAGATCGGATCAGATCCGGGGACATGGAATGTTCTGCTGCGATTGGCGGGGCGACCAACTTCGAGATTGGTGCGACAGGAATCGTGAACAACGCGGTTAGCCCGTTTAGCAGCGAGAACCCAGACAACCCAACCAGCAAGGACATTGGCCTGTATGCAAGAATCGTAATACCGCTGGATGCTCCTAGAGAGCGAGTCAACTGCAATACGCTGTACCAGCTTGAACTGGAACGCCGCAGGCTGGAAGTGATGAAGCTGCAACAGGAACTTGAGAATCTGAAGAAATTGCAGGGAGGCTTTGACAACTGATGGCTGACCTAGGCGACAAGCTGGACAAACTAGAGGAAACAAAAGATGCACTGGCGCAAAAGAAATTCACCGTCTTGGGGTTTAGTTTTAGTTGGACTCAGTTGGTTGTGGCTGCTGGTGTGGTCAGTAGCGCACTCGGTGCTTTATATGCGGGGTTTGTGACCTACCAAAAGGTCGAGGAGATCGCCAGCCTTGACCTCGGAGCCTACGCTGCCCAGATGGAGCAGACCAGCAACAAGATTGAAACCCAAGAACGCCTGCTGGAATCCATCGAGCAAAACCTCCGGGATGCCAAGCAACTGACCTACGACATCGAGAAGCGAGTCAACGACAAGATCGTCAGGTTCGAGGATAAAATGGACAAATTCGAGGCCAAGGTGGAGGACACCAAAGCCGAGTTAGAGGACAAACTCCAGAAGGCTCTGGACAACCCGTTATCAGGAAACTGACATGACCGACTTTGAAAAGGCCGACCTGAACGGCGACGGCAATATCAGCCAGCGGGAGCTGGAAATCTACCTTGAGGCCAAGCGCCGCGAGATGGAGGACGAGGACGCAAAGCGTGACCAGCAACGCAAAATGGTTTGGTTCGCACTGTTCGGGATGCTAGGCTACCCCTTGTTTGTATTCGCCTCTGGCGCATTAGGATTCGATAATGAATCCAAGATTATCGGGGACATGAGTGGGGTTTACTTCATGTCCGTTGGCTTGGTGGTATCTGCATTCTTCGGCGCCGACGCGTACGTCAAGGGCAAGGAGAAGAAAAAGGAGAAGGGGGATGACTGAGATCCTGACGTTTCTTGCAGCAGTTTCCGTCGCTTTTATTGTCTTTATTGCCGTCAAACTCTACACCGGAGGCAAATGACATGATCCCAGTTGAACTAATTACGATGGCAGGCGGCGCTACGATGGGCGGCCTGTTCAAGATGATCGACAAGGCTCAAGAGGCTAAGGCCAAGCAGCAAGAGTTGATCCTCGGCAAGATGAAAGCCGACACAGAAAAGGCTGATGCTGATTCTGCAAGGGCTACTGCCGCCGCTGATGCAGCCGCTAACCGCGTGGGTAATGACCCATTTGCCAAGATGACCCGCCGCATTTTCGTGCTGTCGATGGTCGGCTTAGGTGCATGGGCCATGATGGGCGGTCTCACTGGTCTCGACATCTATGTCCCGGTTGAGCGCACCACTGGCTTCAGCTTCATGGGGCTGTGGGACAACGTGAAAACCCAGACTGAGTACATCAAGTTGGAAAACGCCCTCGTGCATTTTGAGTGGCTGAAGATTTCAATCCTCGCCGCAGGCTCCTTCTACCTCGGGAAAAGCTGATGAGCCGCTACTACAAATCCGGCGGGGCCGTTAAAAGCGAGATGGCCTGCAATAAGCCGAAGCGCACTCCGGGCCACCCCAAGAAAAGCCACGTCGTAAAGGCGTGCGAGGGCGGCAAGGAGAAGCTGATTCGGTTCGGTCAGCAAGGCGTGAAGACCAACCAGACGGTCGGCCAGCGCGAAGCGTTCAAGTCCCGCCATAGCAAGAACATCAAGAAGGGCAAAATGTCCGCAGCCTACTGGGCGGACCGCGTGAAATGGAGTCCTTCCAAAACCAAATCCAAGTCAAAGAAATGGGTGAAGGGGTCGTAACGTGGAAATGATTTTTTGGAACGCCGTGCTGACGGCTGCATTTGCGATGGCTGGCTTCTTCATTAAACGCCAAGCAGACGAGGTTGACCGCCTCCAGATCCTGCTGAACCGCACCCGCGAGGAAATGGCGAAAGAGTACGTGACCAAAGCTGAAGTTCACGCCGACATCAACCGGATTATGAACCGGCTGGAAGTTCTAGATGCAAAGCTAGATAGGCTAATGGAGCGCCACACATGAGGTGTTACTACAAGAAGGGTGGCACCGTAAAGGACGCCTGTTACCGCAAGGTCAAATCCCAATACAAGGTGTTCCCGTCTGCGTACGCATCGGGTGCCATAGCTAAGTGCAGGAAAGCCCGTGGCGGTAAGAAAGACTGAAAAGGGCGCCGCGCTGAAGCGGTGGTTCAAGGAGGACTGGAAAGATGTTCGGACAGGTAAACCGTGCGGTCGCCAAGAAGGCGAGAAACGTGGGACTCCGTACTGCCGTCCATCTAAGCGGGTTTCTGAGAAGACTCCTAAAACGTCTGGAGAGATGACCACCGCCGAAAAGCGCAGCCGAATCGCCCAGAAAAAGAAGTTAGGCCAACCTGCGGGCGCGCCTAAACGCGTAGCCCCATTAAGGAGAAAGCGTCGTGCCACTAAAAAAGGGTAAGTCCCAGAAGGTGATCTCGGAAAATATCAAGACCGAGATGAAGGCCGGTAAGCCGCAGAAACAGGCGATTGCCATTGCCCTGTCGAAAGCTGGCAAGAGCCGTAAAAAGACTAAAAAGAAGAAGTGATGCGGTGGCTCGCGATCGGTTTGGCGTTGACGTTAACTGGTTGCAGCACTTTGCGGGAGCTGACGATGACCAAGGACGAGCTTCGCCTGTACGGGGACCTGACCTTCCGCCAATGTTTAGACCCGGACGTAGTGTGCATCGTGGAGAACAAGTGGTGAGCGCAGTGGACGTAGGCAGCCTCGGTGTCGGAGAGCGATTCTGGCGTGATGGGCACGAATACGAGGTGATGCGGAACAACGGCGCACGCTACGTGCAGGCTACAGGAATCACCAAACAGGCGAATGTTTACCTCGAACAGGACGAAGAAGTTGAGGTAAAGCCCCGTGCTGATTAAACTTTCGGCATTCTATGGAGGCTGCTCATGGCGCTGATGAAACTCGACTTCCTGCCGGGGGTTAACAAAGAGAACACCCCGTACACCAACGAGGGTGGATGGATTCAGTCTGACAAGATTCGCTTCCGCTCCGGCAAGCCTGAGAAAATCGGCGGCTGGGACAAGTACATCCCAGACCAACTTATCGGTGTTGCCCGCGCCCTGCATATCCAGCGTACGCTGGACGGTACGATTTACCTCGCCATTGGCACGAACGAGAAGGTTTATATCGAGGGTGGTGGCACCCTGACAGACATCACCCCGATTCGTGAAACGCAGGCGCTGACTAACCCGTTTGATACCACACTAGGTTCTGCCGTTATTACGGTAAACGACACTGCTCACGGCGCTGACGACGGTGCGTGGGTTACGATTTCTGGCTCCACAGCAGTAGGCGGCATCCCGGATACCGAGATCAACGCAGAGCACAAGATTACCTATGTCGACGCAGACAGTTACACAATCACGGTTTCAACCGCTGCTACGTCCGCTGTAACTGGTGGAGGCGGGGCGTCCGTATCAGCCGCATATCAGGTCAATCCGGGTGAGGTTAATGGCATTTACCAGTACGGCTGGGGTGCAGGACAATGGAATCGTGCTCGTGCTTCAGGCGCTGGCTGGAACCGCCCTGCGGTAGCGGCGGGTGTGTCCCTCGACCCTCGTGTCTGGCACTTTGAGAGCTGGGGCGAGGACATGATTATGGGGTACATCGGCGGGTCCCTGTACTTGTGGGACGCCACTAACCCGCTAGATCGTGCCACTCAGATTACGCAGGCGCCGTACAAGGTGAGCCATTTCGTCGTGACGAGCGATCGCCATCTGGTGTGCTTTGGCTGTAACGTGCCGGGAACGGCGAGTGCTGCTACCGAACTTGATTCCATGCAGATTCGCTGGTGCCAGCAGGAGGATTACACCGACTGGACGGTGACTTCAGTTAATACCGCAGGCGACCAGCTTCTAACCGGCGGCACGGAGATTATGGCCGCTGCGAATACTGAATCTCAGGTTCTGATCTGGACGGACGACACCGTTCACGCTATGCAGTACATCGGCCCTCCCTACACTTTTGGGTTCAGTCAGGCGGGTACAGCCTCCGGCATCGTAAGCTCAAACGCGTGGGCGGCGTACAACAACGTCGTGTACTGGATGGGCGATAACGCGTTCTACGTCTACCAAGGTGGTACTGCGGTTCACCCGTGTACTGTTCAGCGTTACGTATTTAACGGGCTGGATGACCAGCAGAAAGCCAAGGTTCATGCCTCCCTCGACCGTGAAAATCACGAAATCACGTGGTTCTACCCTGCTACTTCTGTTGGTACTCGTACCCTAAACGGTGCGATCTCCGCGTCAGACACGACAATTACCGTTAGCTCAACCGCTGGGTATGCGCTGACTGGCTCTATTCAAATCGACAGCGAAACCATCGACTACACCGGCAAGACAGACTCCAGTTTCACAGGCTGCGCGCGAGGCGTTCGTGGCACGGTGGCTGCTGCGCATGACGACGAATCGACGGTATCTAATCCCGACACTAATAACTGGTCGTACGAGCCGTACCACTACGTCAGCTTCGGCTTAATCGACCAGCTATGGTGGCTTGGTAAGTTAGAACGCACGGCGTGGGTTGATCGTGGAGCATTTGCATATCCGATCGCAACGGGCCCGAACGGTTACTTGTTTGAGCACGAGAAGGGCTACGATGCGGACGGTGAGCCGATGTTCGCGCAGATCGTTTCCGGTGATTTCGACATCGGTGAAGGCGATAGCTTGATGTTTATTAACCGTGTTATCCCCGACTTCACTATTGACGGTGGCAGCGTGGACCTTAAATTCCAGTCCCGGTATTACCCGTTGAGCGATCAGGTGCGAGAGACCATCGGCACGGTAACTTCTAGCACAACCAAGATTGACACCCGTATTCGTGGCCGTCAGCTTGCGCTGTCTATTACGAGCAAAAACCTTGGTGACTGGTGGAAATACGGCTCTACGCGAATTGACCAGCGTACTGACGGTCGCCGATGAGCAAGATCACCAACATCCGACTACCAAGTTCGGGAACTAACCCGAACTACAATCCTGTTGCGTTTAACCAAGCGCTTGAGGCGTTGCAGCAGATTGTTCGCCAACTGAACACCACGTACACCCCGCAGGGCACCGAAAATAATCAGTCTAGTCTTGACTGGTTTACCGGTGCGATGGGCATGGCGAACCGTGGCGTGCTTGAGGACTACGGCGACTTTGCCTACGGCGCGTTTCTGGACTTCACAGATCAGACGCAGACGGTGATAAACACCGCCAAGGCAATCACGTGGGACACTACGGCGCTTTCCAAGCATATTTCAATCGGCTCGCCGACCAGTCGGATCGTGTTCGCCAAGGCCGGGAAGTATAAGGTCGAGTTCACCGCACAACTGAGCTCGGCATCCGCTAATGCCAAGACTTTCTGGTTTTGGCCGCGAATTAATGGCACAGACATTACCGGGTCAACGATGCGGATTACAACGCATGATAATAACGAAGCTAAAACTGTTGCTCGTGCCGCAATTTTTGAGGTTGACAAGGGCGATTATTTAGAATCGATGTGGGCGGCGGATAGTCTGGATACTTCACTTGAAGCCTACGCTGCTGAAACATTCTGCCCGGCTGTCCCTTCCGTCACGCTAATGGTTCAAGGTATCGACTATGGCTAATAAGTATTTCCGCGAGCATCTGATCCCGACGGCGTCGACTGAAACCGACCTTTATACGGTGCCGGACGCCAATACTTCTGTGGCTCGCTCCCTGCGAGTAACCAATGCGAACGCCAGCGCCACGGAAGTCACCGTGTCCCAATACGAGGGCGCCACGCAGACGTACCTGCTGAAGGATTACCCAATTTCACCGG